AAGGGGTGACATGTTGACGTAGATGGAATCTGTGTCAGAGGCGATGACGTAATCACCATCTGTCTTATATAATTTGTTAAAGTATTCGTTTACCTTCTTCTCAATCCATTTGATGTTCAATTGACCAGACATTGTTATCGCCTCTGCCTGTCTGTGGTCATAGTATCGAAAATATTTGTTACCAATCGCACCGTAGGCACTATTCAATGAAATCTTCTTAGAGTGTTGTATCAGGTAATACTTACGTGCCAGTTTCTCGTATTGTTTATCCTTCGTGTCGATGTATTGTTGTTCTGCCTCTAACATCTTTTTCTTGTAGATGACACGGTCGTCATATTCTCTTTTGATGATACTAGGTAACATACCCATCTTATCAGTCTTATACATCGTGCCATTGGCAGCCATACAATGTTCACCAATCTTAACCTTCTTGTCCAGTAGTTCTTCGATGATAACATCTTTCCTATCTGGTATGATGGTCTCTGGGGAAATATTATATTGCATAATTAGGTGTGGGTATAGTGAGTTTAGGTCAAACGATACTACCCAATCATAGAAACCAGGTTTAGGGTCTTTCACATAGGCACCAACAAGTTCTTTTGATTGTGGGTTCATATCTCTCACTGGTACGATGGTGTTCGTCTTTAGTAGTTCGTTGTATATGATTGTGTCCCACATACGAACCTGTGAGAATACATCTTCGTAATTTACCTTGGCATTGTATGCCATCGTAATCGCAAGTTCTATCAGTTGTAATCTATCTTCTAATCTATCAACCAATTCAACGTCTTGTATGTTATAGTCTATGAAAGATTGTATGTCGTTTTGATACCACTCTTTGAATGTGTCGAATGGGTTATCGTCTTTCGTCTCACCAAGTTCTACGAAACCAATGTGGTCTAGTTTATAACTCTCTTGGTTCTTTATCGTAAATTTTTGATATAGTTGTAGGTAATCTAATTGTGCGATACCATGTAGTCTATAGTAAGTCTGTGTCTTACCCATGTAATAGGTATTATCTTCCATCACCTGACCCCAAGGGGACATGCGTTTCATAACACTCTCACCAAGTATCTTCTCTATACGTCTCACCAGATATGGTACATCGAAGTATTTACTATTCCAACCAGTTAGAATATCTGGTGTAAACTCTTTCCAGAATTTTAGAAATTGTATGAGTAAATCTTTCTCATCTTTACATTTGATGTAGTGTACGTTATCTTGTTTGACTTGATAATCTGCCATACCCCAAACCAATATCTGTTTCTTAACTTGATCCTTGACGGTAATACAAATCATCTTTTCCGCACAATCAGTTACGTTTGGAAAACCATACTCACTCTCTACCTCGATATCGATGGTGTATATTCTGAGTAAATCTTTATCATAGTCCATCGTGCCAGGATAATAGTCTGAGATATATTGATATTGAAATCTATCAGTACCATACACAAAGTCTTTGTGTTCTTCGTATCGTTTAATGGTCTGTCTGGCTTCTCGTATCGTTGTATAGGTCTTGGGCATTAGGCCCTTGCCATCTAGTGATTGATGGGTACACTTACCCTTGAATGGGAAATAGAGGCGTGGTTGCCACTTCATGCGGTCAGAGAACCTCTTGCCGTTCTCAAAGCCTCTTATGTGTAGGGTATCGCCATGTGGCGTAACGTTAGTATAAAATCGCATAATGTATTATATCACAGGTGACGTTAAAAGTCAACCGTTTATTCAAAGTAAGTCTTCAATACGTCTAGTTGTTCCTTGTAACCACCAATGATTTTTAGTTCTTTCTCAATGGTCTCTAGTATATCTGAATGTTCTCCTATCCCTGTAACGGAGTTTAGGTAGATATCCACGTTGGTCTTATGTTTGGCAATCTGTCCCTCAGCCTGTTGTCGAAGGGCTTGTAGTATCTGGTCTCTCATTGTTCTCCTCACTTGGTTTCTTACCAATATTATATTTAGG